ACGAGGACTCAGATTCAAGTGTTGCAGTGGATGCGGATGATGGCGGGCCGCCTCCATTAATTGGCGATAACGTGGATGGGGTGGGGGTTCCAGCAGGAGGTGCTATCTCTGATAGCACCACTGACAGCGAAGACGATAATTTCATCCAACCACCCCAGGGTGTCAACGTAATCCAACAAGCGCCCATTGCTCCAATTCCACTTCCTCAAGTTGTCAACCCTCCGGTCCAACAAGCTCACGCTGTCCCTCTTGCGCCACCACTAGCCGGCGGTTCGGATAGTGACAGTGATGAGTTGTCTGAGTCTGATAATGACATACATCAACTTCGTGACTATCAAGAAGCTCGTCTGGCAGTCAACATAGTCGAGGGACATCTCGCTTATCCAGAATACATGAGTTATCGAACGCAACTACAGGGAAAGAAAGATGGGATTCCCCTTCTTGTTTGGGATACCTTCAAGAACTACTTTGAATGCAAAGACATACCTCCCGGTAACGAACCGGATGAAAGAGCCATCAACTTCCGCTGTCTGATCAAAGTACCTTGTAATGCCCCACAACTCAACAAAAAGACTCTCTACAATCGTCTTCGCGATGCCTGTATGAGAAGGTGGTCGAGTTTCCTTCGCAGAGATCTTAGAGAGAAGTCCCTTGCAGATCAAGACACGCTCATGTTCGTGGAATCCTTGGTTAAGAGCAATTACTTTGGCAAGGACACGCGTAAACCAGGTTGGTTTGATGTCGCTCTACCAGCCTACAAAACTATGGTTGAGTTAATGATATACCCTCATTGGTTGCATTATTTCAACGGGTTGACCGATTTTTCTCGAACCACAGTTATAACGAGGAGCCAAGACAGAACGAGGAATACTATGAGTATGGTTGCAGAGTGGATTAAGTCGCACCCTTCTGTTAATCGCAAGTTCCAACAACTCGACCCACATACCAGTTGGATGACCATAATAACCTTCGTTGTACATTTGGGATTGCGTGATCTAATGACCGAGACCTTCGAAACCTCAAGAGCGCGCGATCTGATAAAAGGATAGACTCTTACACTTCACTCCCCCGCTCCGTCACTCAGGTGACGGAGTGGGGGTTGATTCGTGTAAAGACTAGCGACTGTAAAACCAGTAAGCCATTTTGTGACAACCAAGACTTTTTCGTTGTTTCTGGTAGCAAATATTACAAAGACGGAATTCTAGACTTCCAAACGAGAGATGATAGCCATCACAATCCCATTGATGGATTCTATCGAACTTTCTTTGGTCCTTGGGCTCCACACAATTCAGTGATATTTGCCAACAATGATTTCAACATGAGTCATGCTTTTAAGCGGCTTACTGGATGTAGATACCCTTGTAGATTGCGAGAGAACATAGTGAGAGAGAGGCAACGCCGATTCATAAGGCGCAATGCAGTGTACTTTGAGCAGTATAAGCTCGATCTTTCTAAGTATTTTCCCGACATCAGCGATCACTTAAAGATGATTGAAGAACTTGCCGAGCTCCCTCATCCCAAGCGTAAGTTGCGATTGCGCGCGATTGAGGAGATGAAATTCTTAGGTAACGTTGGTGACAAGTATATGCGGAAAGAACGAGCGCAGGTTAAGATGAAGCCGTTTGAGTGGGCTAAATCTTCTGACGACCCCAGCCAACAAAAGTTTCCCCGGTGTATAGGAGATCTTGGGGTTGCAGCCTCTCTGGAAGGAGCCTTGTGCACTAGCTATTTAAAAGAAGGTATGTACAAAACCGAGTATATAATAAATGGTATCAAGGCAGTTTTTGTGAAATCACCCGAACCCACCAAGATGGAAGAAGTCTTTAGGGAACTACGTTGTCCGACCCTTAGGGGGTTCTTTGTCTACTTCTCGGACGATGCTTGTTTTTCCATTCACACTTCTCAAGGAGTCAAGAGGTATAATATGGATATTTCCAGCTGTGATGCATCTCACACTGAGGATTTGTTCATGTTGTGGGCCTCCCTCTTTCCTCCAAATTACTCATCAAGGGTGAACAGGGTTATCAGTCAATGTCGGATGCCAGTCGTCATAACGTCGAGAACAGAGAGAAGGAGAAAGGTTGTCTTGCAGAGCAAGTCTGTCAAGTTGTTATCCGGCAGCACCATGACAACATCTATCAACAACTTGGCTAATTTATTGATCTGTATTTCTTTGGCCACTTCGGTTATTCACGGTGAAGCGGACATCATTGAAGCTGCGCTTTCTGCAGGTTATAAAATAACTTGTGAGGACTGCACAGTCAACTGGCGTAAGTTGCAATTTCTCAAGATGTCACCGTGTCTCGATATCCGAGGTGAACTACGAGCCGTTCTCAACATCGGGGTCTTCTTCAGACTTTTCGGCAATTGTAAGGGTGACCTTATCGGACGTGGTAAATGGGAGAAAAGAGCTGAGCTATTCAATGGTGGACTGCTCCAAGGCTGTTATCCCAGAACTCGTTTCACGTTAGTCAACAGATTACGCTCACGTTATTCGACAACTTCCGCACGGATGTTGCGTGATATCGAGGCTGAACTCGCTTTCAAAGGTGTTAGTTCTAATGCTGAGATAGATGACGATGAGCTGTACCAACGATATGATCTCACCTCCGCCGAGATTGACGAAGTCAACAACTTTGCTTCCACCCCCGTGGGATGCTCATACAGTTCAAGTGCCATTAGCAAGATACTCTTCTTGGATTACGGAATCGGTGAAGCCACTTGGCAGATACCGGTGAAGTAACCATCCTCTGACGCTTATTCCAATCCAGTATGATGACGCCCCCTTCTTTCCTCTTCTAACAAGTCCCTCCG